AATTTGTTTGTCCGAGAAGGTCACAAGCAAGACAGAGCACTCTTCAAAGCTCGAACGGCTGACAACCCTTACTTGCCGCCTGACTTTCTACAAGCATTACTTGAAAATTATCCAGCTTCTTTAGTTAAAGCCTATACAGAAGGCGAATTTTGTAATCTTCAAACGGGAGCCGTCTATGACAGGTTTGATCGAACAAAGCATGTAACTGAAGAAATGCCCGATCACTCAGAAGAAATTATTAGGGTTGGCTGTGATTTTAACGTAGGTAACTGCAATGCAGCTATCGGGGTAATCAGCAAAGGACATCTATACATTTTCGATGAAATTGGAGGGGCACATGATACCGACAGCATGGCAGACCAATTGCGAGAAAAATTTCCGCACAGTACGATCTACGCATATCCAGACGCTTCAGGTGGAAACAGATCAACAAATGCTGCTAAGACCGACATCCAAATTTTGCAGCAAAGAAGAATTGTCAATTTGTCAGGTGCAAGCAATCCTTACGTCAGGGATAGAGTTGCAGCAGTTCAAGCAATGTTGCTTAATGGAAAAGAAGAAATAAGATTGCATATTCACCCACGTTGTAAGAAAACAATTGAGTCTTTAGAGCTTCAAGCGTACGCAGAAGATGGAACTCCAGACAAGACGATGAATCTGGATCACATGGCAGATTCTTTAGGTTACTTAATATGGAAGGAGTTCAATCCATTACACATGAACTCAGGAAGAGGTACGGGTATTAGGATTTACTAAAACTATTGTCTAAACTGTTTACATAACCCAAGAGGCTCATCGTGTATAGCGGATTTTATAAAAGTGAAAAAGCTGGAACAACAGCAGCTATTAATGATCCGAATAGTGCGTGGGAGAATATGGAACCCCATTGGGTTCTGATTGAGAATTTGTTGGGCGGTTCATATCAGATGAGGAAACGCCATCGAGATTATTTACCTCAAGAGCCTAGAGAACTGGATGAAGCTTATGACAACAGATTAGCTCGTTCAGTTTGTCCTCCTTATTACCAGCGACTTGAAAGAATGTTGGCTGGAATGTTGACAAGAAAGCCAGTTAGATTAAATGACGTTGCTGATGTTATTCGTGAGCAATTATTTGATGTAGACCTTCAAGGGAATGATTTAAATATCTGGACTTACGATACTGCTCGCAAGGTGATTCGCTACGGGCATTGTGGTGTTTTGGTTGATGCTCCTGCTGATGCAAATGGAAGACCTTATTGGTGTACTTACACCCCAAGAGACATTCTTGGTTGGAGAACAGAATTAAAAGATGGGGAACAGAAATTCACTCAACTTCGATTACTTGAAAAAGTTATTGAGCCTGATGGAGATTATGGTGAAACGATTGTTGAGCAAGTTCGATTGCTAACACCCGGAGCTTTTGAAATCCACCGCAAAAATAATGACGGTGATTTTCAATTGTTTGATGAAGGAACTACATCATTATCTGAAATTCCTTTTTCTGTTGCTTATTCCAACAGGATCAATTTCATGGAATCACGTCCACCTATGGAAGATATTGCAGAATTAAATCTTAAGGCTTATCAAACACAATCAGATCTTGATAATCAATTGCATATTGCGGCAGTCCCAATGCTTGCGTTTTATGGATTCCCTCAAACATCTGAAGAAGTTTCTGCTGGCCCCGGTGAAGCAATTGCTTTTCCTGCTGATGGTCGGGCTGAGTACATCGAGAGCAAAGGCACTAGCTTTGATTCTCAATTCAAGAGATTAGATCAGCTAGAGCATCAAATAAACACTCTTGCGTTAGCTGCGGTGCTAGGCCAAAAATTAGGGGCAGAGACAGCAGAGTCAAAAAGAATAGATAGATCACAAGGCGATAGCACGATGCAGGTGGTCGCACAACAGATGCAAGACATGATAGATAACTCTTTAATATTCCATGCACAGTATTTAGGCAATAATTCAGCAGGTAGTAGTTTTGTTAATCGTGACTTCTTGGCGGCTCGTTTAGATCCTCAAGAAATTGGTAGCTTGTTGCAACTTTATACGGCTGGAACAATTACACAAGAAACTCTCTTGAAGCAATTACATGAAGGAGAAGTGCTTGGCGATGAGTTTGACGTTGAAGAAGAATTGGAGGCAACGCAACAGGCTTCCTTAATAGAAGTGGATCAACCTCTGGAGGAAGAGGAAGAAGCGGAACCTGAAGAATCAGCAGAACCAGAAGACGAAAACGACCAAGCTGAATAAATGGCAAAAACTGTTCCTGTCGGTGATGGAATACCGCCTGAGTTTTATCGCAATGCA